CCTCGGAGGTCACCGACACCGACACGTCCGCGATCTTGTTCAGCGAGATCGGAATGCTGTCCTCGTCGACGTCCTGGAGCACGATGCCGGTGGCCCGGTTGAACTCGGACGCGGTGAGCACGGCGGGCTTGCGGATGTTGACGGTGTTGCCGACCTTCTGGGGGCCGGTGAAGTTGGCGCTGTGATCGGTGTGGATCAGCGGCACCATGACCAGGTTCTCGTACAGGGTTGCGAGCGCCTGACGGGCGATCACATCCGGTGTGAGGAAATCGTTTGCCATGACTGGCCTTTCGTTTCAGCTAGTACCGAAGACCGAAGCGCTTCTCGCGGTATTCGCGACGCGCTTTGATGAGGTCTTCGATGGAATCGGGGGTTTTCTTCTTCTTCTCGTTGTTCCCCCCGGACATGTCCCCACCCGAGCGGCGTGGTGCCTTCGGGGCGAGCCTGAGTTCGGGGTTGTCTTCGAGTGCCGATTCGACTGCTGCGGACACCTGGTCGGCAAAGTCTTCGTCGTCGGGGTCAAGGTCGTAGAGGGCGTCTGACCCGCGCAGGAACGGGAACAGCAGCTTCTCGTTGGCCGAATGCTCACGCGCGGCCTCGCGCAGCGCGTCCTTGACCTTGTAGTTGCGCAGTGATTCAGCTGCCTCGTGTGCCTGACGGTTGGCCTCGGCGATCAGTTCGTCGGGGTCTACCTCGTCGTCGTCGCCCAGCCCCAGTGCGGTGTAGATGTCGCGGGCGAACTCCTCACGAGCGCGCTCTGCGGCCTCTTCTGCGGCCTGGCGTGCGGCTTCCTTCCCCTTGACGCGGTACTGGGCGGCTTCCTTGCGAAGCTGCTCGACGTACTCGCGGGAGAAGGACTCCTCGGCGGACTCCGTGTCAACGTCGCCTGCCTGGGTATCGACCTCGTCGTCAAGCTCGTCGGGTTCGGTCTCGAACTCGTCGTCGATGAAGTCGTCGTTCTTGTCGGACATGGGTTCCTTTCGTCACGCACCCGGCGTGATTTCTGGTGAGGCAGCGCGCATCTGGCGCGTGCGACCGCCCTTCGGCGGTGGTCTTTTATTCGTCGCCCTCGTCGGACTGCTCAGGCTGCTGCTGAGGCCGTTGAGGTGGGCCCTCCAGCCCTTTCTGGTCCTCCTGCGGCGGCTGGCCACCGGACATGCCGGTATCCAGGTCCTTCTTGATCCGCTTGACCTCGTCGTTGACGTCGTCACCGGACCAGTTCGGATTGCGTTCGCGCACAGCCTGCTCGATGGAGATCAGGTTCGATGCCGCCAGGGAGGACAGTGTGCCCGCTTGCGTGGACGGGTTGACCTGGGGGCGGATCGGGAACCGCACCTCGGGCGCGTCTTTCAGCTCGAAGTTGGTGCCGAAGATGTTGTGGTCGAGTTGCACCATCGCCTCGGCGAGTGGCTGGAGCGCGGCCTTCCAGTAGTTCGCCTTCTTGTCGCGGGTGCGCTCGGAGAGCTTGTCACGCGATTCGATCTCGGTGGCGGTCTTGGTGACCGTGAGGGTGTCGTCGGCGAAATTGGACGCCGAATAGCCGGCGCCCCGCAGAATCGCGTTCAGTAGCTCGGCGGCAGTGTTGGCGTGCTCAGACCAGCGGATGCTGAACTGGGTGCTCTGGATGTTGCCGCCGTCGGCCATCTTGCCCAGCGCCCGGATGGAGGTGAACACCTCCTGCTCAAGGTCGAAACTCGCGCCCTTGCCCGGTCCTTGGTTGGCAAGTATGTTCTCGTCGATGAAAATGCGCGCCTTGGCCAGGTCGAGGTCCCGGACCCAAGAGCTGTAGGACTGATCCAGGGCGTCAAAGAGGGGTTCGAGCCCGTCGAAGTCGCTACGACCCAGGGCTGACAAACCAGGAGTGTTGCGCCACAGTCTGTTTGGGCGCACATTCGGTGCATACGCGGCCGTGAGTCCCTTGACTCCGGTGTCGATAACCCCCTCGGGCGCGACATCGGCCACCCACGCGGTGTCGGGTATCGTGCGGGGGTCGACCTTGGCCCCAAGTACGTCGTCGGTCCCGAAGTACAGTCCGTGTTCGATCTTGCCGGGCGAGTGCCGTTCCAGGTGCCGGTAGACACCCTTCTTCTCCTTGTGGACCACCGTCCAGAAGGTCACCGCAACCAGACGTCCGTATCTCCACTCGGGGACGGCCGAGTCAGCGGCGACTGCGGCCAACTCGACCTTGTCAGAGAAGTCCTCGTCCCACCACAAGCGCAGGTACGCCCCACCCAGAGCCGCTTGCAGCTCTCCGGCTTCAAGCATAATGGCCGCAGCCTCAGGGCTGCCGAGCAGCTTCTCGAGGCGGTCCTGACCCTCGCGGTGCTTGGAGACGTCATCCTCGCCGAACACGAACCGGGGAGGCTGGGCAAACAGGAGGTCGGCAGAGGTGCGAGCGAGGTCGGCAGGAGCCGGGATATGCAGACGCTTGGTGGCCTGCTGACTCGGACGACCCCAGAAGAACCGGGCCACCTTGCCGCGAAACCCGGAGCGGTACTGAATTGGCCGCGTCGGGGCGATATCGGAGCTGTAGTAGTTGAACAGCTCGTCCTGGTCGCCGGTGTACCAGGCATCCCACACCTTGAAAGCGCGCGCCGCCTCGTCGAAAGGCTCAGGGGGCCACTTACCCCCAATGTCGGGCAAGCCGTCCTTGAATGACGACGAGGGCACGGCCCGCAGAGCGGGGTGGTCCTCGCGGTCTTCGGCGTCGCGCCGGATATTGAGCACCTACTTGCTCTCCTGCTTGCTCTCCTGCTTGTCCTTCGGCTCGCGAGGTCCATATGGGCCCCGCTTGCCGCGCTTGTTTGCCACGTCTGGGCAATAGCCAGACTTAGGCGTGGAGCAGTTCTTGCCGGTCATCAGTTCTCCTGGAAGACGGGTTCGATTTCGGTGCTGTCGATGTGCGGACGCCAACGACCCTCGGTGGTGATACAGGCGTAGCGCCAGGCATCAACCCAGTGGTCGTTCCGCTTGATCGGCGCGTCCATGCCAGCGTTGGTGTATTTGGGGTCCCACGAGTAGCCGGGAATCTCGGTGAGGAGTTCCACGCAGCGGTCGGAGACTTTCATACGCCCCCGCGAAATTATCGACGACAGAGCACGAATGCCGTAGAGCACGTCATTGTCGGCCGAGTAGGTGTGCAGACCGTCCTGGGAGAGTTGGACCCGGAAGCTCGCCGCCGCAGGGTCGAGGGCCACAATGTCGGGCGCGCGCTCCATGCGGTACCGCGTACTCGGATGGACAGGCACGTGCGGCTGCCTGAGCCATTCCCGAAGCCCTTTCGAGAGTTCGGCATCGGTCCAGCGCGTGGCCGAACTTGATGGCGCATAACCCCACTCGTCGACGGCGTAGAGGACGTTGTCCTCGCCCATCCCGAGCATGATCGCGGCCGTCGGGTTGGTGGTGCCATAGTCAACGCCGACGGAGATCAGCTCACGCATCGGCGGCAGCTCGCGCCACGGTACGACGTACTGAGCGGGGTCCCACATGTCGAAGACCGCGCCCTCGGCCGACACCCAGAGCCCCAGAATGAAGCGGCGGTACCACAGGCCGGTGTACTCAGCCTTGAGCGAGTTCTTGTACGCCTCGGAAAGTTGCGGGTTGTCATCGAGCACGAAGTGCCAGTGGAACCAGTCCTGAAGTTGACCCTCCCCCGGCCCGATCCGGTCCAGGTACTCAACCTTGAACCAGTGCATCGGCGAGTCAGGGTTGGTCGTGCAGAACATCTTGGCGTCCTCGACCGACATACGCGCGAGGAGTTGCTTGAACAGGTCCTCGCGCACAACGGTGACCTCGTCGACATACGCCCCGGCGACCGTGAGGCCACGAAGAGTCTTCTCCGCCTGGGAATCCGACGCGCCCAATACCCAGACCTTGCGGCCCATAATCATCGCGAACGGCTGGCCTGTGCGGTAGATCACCTCGTCGGCGAGCTTGCCGAAAAGCTGCTCGTTCTGCATGACGTCGATGACGTTGCGAGCGAGCGAGTCACGGGTACGGCCGACCATGACGAAGTGGCCGAACTGTTCGGGGGGGCTCGCCAGGAACATGAACCACCGCAAGATCGAGCTAACGGTCTTGCCTGAACGCACGGACCCTGACCACGCATTGACGCGCCCGTCGGCCTCGGCTATCGACCGAATCTGCTTGGGCGACATGGCGATCTGCACTAGCCGTCGATCTCCGTATCGTCCTCGTCGGACTCGCTGTCGTCCCACTCGCTGACCACACCCTTCATCTGCACGTTGAGACGGTCGAGCATCGACATCTCGTTGGCGGCAGACTTGGAGCCCAAGGTGGGCAGGATCGCCAGGTGTGTGCCCATCGAGGTGTTGATGGCCGACAGTCCGGCTCCCATGTCGCGCAGCGGAGCCTCGGGGAGTTCGACCCGGACCAGCTCGTCGTTCTTGTTGTGGTGGTAGTAGCTGTAGGTCTTACCCATGAGGCGAGCCTGGAGGCGTTCGGCAATGTCAGCCGCGTTCTTGGCGATCCGGGCGCGCTGCTCGCGCATCTCGGCCGAGCGCGACTCCCTCGCGACCTCCAGCGACTTCGAGGAGGTGAAGGTCAGGCCGTTCGCCTTGCAGAAGTTGGTGACGTTCGCGCTGGTCAGGCCAAGCATCCGCGTGATCTCGTTGCGCCCTTTGCCGGCGGCATGGAGTGCGCGAATCTGCTCACCCTGCTCTTTGGAGAGCTTGAGGACCATCACAACCCCTTCGCTTGGGGGCGGAACCTCTGCGCCCAGCGAGCCACCTTGATGTCAGCGCGGTCGCGGATGCCTGCAATCGGATTGGAGTCAGGAAGGCCGGAGTGGGGGTCGACGACGATCAAGCCGATTTCGGCGATCATGCCTGTCGACTCGTTCAGCTCGCCCACCGCTTCACAGAAGGCGACGAACTCGGGGAGGTCGTGCTTGCTCAGGTTGTACAGGGGCGCAAGCGTTTCCCACGCTTCAACACCCTTGTCGGTCATCCAGTCCGGGGCGACCAAATCCTCGTCGGGGAGGGGCCTTTTCGCCGCGCTGGAGAGCTTGATTACTTGCGGAACTTCGTTCATACCGTGGGCTTCTGCTTCCCTACTCTTGGCGAACCAACTGGGCGACGGGGTACCACCGCCGCCCAGTTGGTTGCTGACCTACAGCCCCGCGAGGGTGCCCCGGCCGTACTTCCGACGCGACGCAGCCTTCTGCTGTGGGGTGACGTTGCTGTAAGCGCCACCCGCGTTGAGATTGGCGAGCATCTGCGACGCCGGAGTAGCGCCCTTCTTCTTGGTCGCCGGAGCGCCGGGCGAGGACTTACCACGACGACGGCTCTTGGGACGACCGCTCTGGTTCGGAGCCACCTTGTTGTTGCGGCCAGGACTGGCCTCCAGCGAGATGACAGTCCACCCATCACCGTTGGCATTTT